TCAAGAATGGCATCAACTTGTTCTGGCGTTAAACGCTCGAATAAGCTATCAAAATCGGGCATATTTTGAAGAAGCCCGGGAAGTGCGTCTTCGTCACTCAGGAGGGGGCTAGTGCCTCGACGCATCTTTAAGTTGGTCTGTGGATATGCACCGGGACGAGTTGGCTTAGTATAAGTAAGGGTAATATCAGTACCTTCAACAGTATCAGTAATATCGCCATATTCTGGATCAAGAATATAGCCCAGCAACAACTCATAGGCTGTCTTACCATATCCATATACCTTGATTCCCTCTTCCTCGCGTCCTCGGACCACGACCGGTGAGAAGTAACGTTGACGGACAAAAAGTGACTTAGCAAGCTTCTTGCTTTCGTCGTCGTTCTTCTCGGTGCCCTCGCGCCATAAAGCAGACGCGAAATCGCATACAGGGCATCGCTCACCGAAGTTACGCTTCGGGCACAGGATGCCGCCTTTATGTTCTCCCACATTGTAGTGGAAATACATTTCCTTAAGTGGATCGCCGTCAGCAGTCGGTACGATCCGAATATCTTGATCGCCTTCATCTGGCTTAAACCAGATCGACGGTCCTCTATCACCTGTTCCTTCACCACGAAGGGAGGCGAGTTTTTGTTTCATTAGTTCCATATTGATTGACATGTGTTTTCTCCTTTTTGATGTCTAAAGTATACCAAGCGTTCCTTGGCATCTAATGTATCACTCTTGCTCAAGCTTGTCAAGAGTTTTTTGTTGAATTACGTTGGTATGGGCAACGCAAAACCCAAAGTCTGATTCGAAAGGCGATTCATAAATTGCGTATGTAACATTTTTGAACGCATTCCGAGGTTTATCTTTTAAATGTTTAATAATAGTGCTGTGTAGATCTCCGTCGTTCTCTAACTTATCACTCGATACACATATATAATAACACACGTCGCGAGAGTTGTCAAGCTCGAAATACCAATTTTCTTCGAGAGTGCGGGGATTAATTCTTCCAATAGAGCGTATCCTTTGTATTTCAGAAGGCAGCGTTAAGTTGCCTACAACGGGGTTAGTGTGATCAAATAAATTCTTATAATGTACACTGTAATAAATAGTTTGATTTATAGTATCAAAGTACTTTTTGATGGGTATTGAGCCAATTGTTTTCTCGATTTCACAATTGCTAAAAATTGTGAAAGAGTTGAACAATCCGGAGCGGGCATACTGTTGCAAAATGCCAAATATGGCCCTTTCTTGCATTTTGGGAATTCCGATTAGCAAATCCGTATCAGGTTGAATATAAAAAATGTCAATCTTCTTGTCTCTTATATATTGAAGAATCGATAATGTAGCATTAGCAGTACGACCGGAGCCGCACAGGAAAACCTGAACATGCTTGTCGACTGTACTAAGAAATTTTTTAAGCTTGGGGCTAGGTTTATCGTAGTCTTCGATATTTTCATAATTTTTAATTTTATACTTATATTTTGAACTTCTAGCCACATTATCAGAAAGAACATAAACGCTATATTCCTTATTGTTGCGAAACTGCTCAACAACATTTTCGCCGGCGGTGCCAATTCCTATCATTGAGATCATAACGAAAGCGCCTTTAGATTGTAGTAATTTTGTCCAGCATTTAAATTGCACAAAAATTTATCAATCTTGTTGTTTTCAAAAATTTCCTTAATTTCAGGAACCAAATCACGCTCAGAATCGTCCAAATCCACAACCACCTCGTCGTGCACGATGTGTGATACACAAGATTTTTTATCGCGTAGAAAATTATCGATCGCGACAGCGCGATCAAGCACAATATCCGCAGTAGTGCTTTGAATGAGATAATTCAATGCCTTTCGGTCGTCTACTTCAATGAGTCTGCCCATGGGGGTCTCCACTGTACCATTTCTGTAGTATTTCTTCAATACCTTTTCTCGATCGTATATAGAGTGATCCACTGCATCCGATTTTGGATTATAAAGCCATGCAAAAAATTTCTCTTTTGCCTCTTCGCGTGATAGAAATCCTGAAAATACATTTTTAGCGTTCCATAGATGGATATCATAATCTGGCTGCTCCTCACCAATTAGCGACAGAAGTGTTCTAAGCTCGGCCCCATTATAATCTAAGGACAAGAACCAATCGTTTTTTGGTTTAATAATTTTACGATATTCTTTTTTCATAGTTAAAATTGGAACACCAGTACCAGAGGTTGTGAGTCGACCAGTAACCGTACCAAACAAATTATAATCAATATGTCGAGAGCCGGCAAGTATATTTTTTATTTTTTGTCGATCTAATGTCGAGTTGAATAGGCTTCGCGAGTCGCTGATGTCCAGTTTCAGTTCTCGATACTTTAACTTGTGGAGAAGTCTATGAACATTGGCTAAATGTGCGTAGTTATTGGGTTTTTCAAAATTCTCAAAAACATGTTTGGTGATTTTATTTTTAACTTCACAAAATTCAAGCAAAAAATCTTTTGGCACCAAATCAAAAAAACAAAATTCATGAAGATTAATCTTTGCAATCTTAAAAGATCTCAAGTAAGCCTTAAATTTAGATTGCGCTTTTCGCAAATCCTCTTCTAAGTCCGGAGGACATACTTCTGACAATTGCTTACCGCCGGCGATAATCCATGCGTACTCGGTGCTCTCAGATGAGAACCCGCAGTGGCGCCACGTTCTTTCTAAGCCTTCCGGAATGGAGTCGAAATACAAGCTCCCATCAGTATAGACTCCAACACATTCGGTTTTATCATCCAGACCTTGATAATACAACTTTTGCTCCAAAACCTTTTAGGTACTGTTTATAAGCATAACCCATTGAGCCACGATAGTCAAATGGTTGATTGATAATTTTTTCAAAAACTCGCAAACTTTTGGATCCCCCTAAGACGCTTAAAATATCAACACACTCTGATACAATAGCATCTTTTTTCTCATCTGTAAAGGTTTTTGGATCTTCTGCAAACCTTATATCGAAATAAAGTTTTACAAGTGTTTCATCGTTCACCATTTCAAAAACCTGATCCAGAGTATATGTTTCTGTTTTAAAATAATTTACAACAATGGAATCACCACACTTTTGTGCTTCGGCATGTTCTTCTCTAATGACTCGATTATATAAATTCAACAAATATTGTCTAAAATCTTTCAAAAAAAACATCTCAGGACGAGCATAGCCGGAATTTAAAATCAAATTGGTTTTTCCGAAGCCATATTCCGCAGCGTACGATAACATAGCAGGGGAGGCTATGTCGGCCACTAAGCGCCATGGAATATTTTTATCCACCATGAATCCATAAGAGCGGCATGCGTTGACATAATATTCCCAGTTTCGACTGTTGTAGAACTGCACAATTTTTTCATGGTCGTTATAATAATCCAAATCAGCTATTTCAATAACAAGCCCACTAACTGACATTGGGCAATATTTGCTTTTCAAGAAAGCTGAGAACGTAAATGGAATCTCCGGGCTGCTCCTGATGAGATAGCTTTTAAATAATGTCATGAAGTCATCAAAATTTTTTATTTGTATATTATCTGTCGTCAGCTGCTCAGCCGCGGCCTCCGTGAAGGTGGTTAAATGCTGGTCATAAGATGCAACTGGATCTGTGAAAGCCTTGAAAGCCTCCAGTTTGCTGAGAAAAGGCTCATCGGCATATATTTGGCTGTCCATTATGGCTTTAGCAAATTGATCAGATAGTTTGTCAAAAGCGTCTGCAACAAAATTAATCGCTCTAAAGGCTTGTCCCTGTGCTTGTGATGAAACTATGGGTTTCAATTGAATTCCGATGTTATCAAAATACATTGGCACAAAATCACGTTGGACTTTTCCATAAAAGAATTTTTCTCCAAAGTTAAAATCCACTAGATTAGCGTATTTCTTTTTGCTAAGCTGTGTTTCAAAATTGTAGATTGTTTTTTTGTTGTACGTACTGAGGGTACCTTCACCATTTTTTTCAATATATGTCTCAGACATTTTTAAAATCCTTTAACCATCTGTTGCTTCAGAAACAGTGTCCTTGGGTGGCTCGTAGGCCGCCATTTCAGCGGCCGAAGTTTGTATCTCCACAAGACCGAGCCTCTTTCTTGTAGCGTTGCATTTAGCCATCGTTTTTTCATTCTTACCTGCATCCTGATCAACAGTTTTGCCGGGTTTTTCAGAATCTTTAGAGTGTACCCAAACTGCTTTAAATCT